CGTTTTCAATAGTCCCATTAAATCTACAAATAAGAGAAGCACTACTACTAAAAGCATCTTGTCCAATAGATTGAGTATATAAAGAAGCTATTACAAGACTATCGCCACCTATTGCAGTATCAGTTAAATCAATAATTGTAGCTGTAGCTGCTAAATTTATAGTTAAATCACTGATACTAGATGCTTCAGTTGAAGCAAAACCACTAGCATCAAACGCTAAATAAGTGAAATTTATATTTTGATCAATTTCTGAATCTGCTGTTAAATTTTGTGCTGATTGATAAAAATTTTGATATGCAATAGAAGGAGATCTTTTATTACTGCTATTTAAAACATTGCTTTTATCAGAATAATATTCTAAAAAAGTTAATATATCAAAATCAGCCATTTATGCTAAACCCAATGATCTTCTAGCTCTTAAATCAGATTGAAGTATATTTAATGTTTGATCTATTCCACTTTGTACTGCTGTTGTTAAATCATTTGTTGTAATAAAGTTAGTGCCATCCATTTGTGTTACTGCCCCTGTTGTTATATTAACATTAGGTCTTGAAATGTAACCACCATCCGCAAATCTAGGAATAGCTGCACTTCCACGCATCCCTGCTAAATAATTTCTACTAAATGCCCCTGCCTTTCTTGCAGGTACTATGTATTCACTACCAGCTTCACCTGCATAAATTAATTCTGGACTAGATACAACACCACCTGCAGCCATCGGCCTACCAGTGTTGTTATTAGAACTATTATTAGAACTATTATTAGAATTAGCAGCGTTTCTTCTTCTTATTAAGTTTCTTAAAGCGGCTAAAGCTCTTCTAATAGTATCCATAAAAGATGTTATAGGTGAAGTAGCTATTTTTATAATATTTCTCACAAATTCAGGAATAGAATTAAAAATATTTTTTATACCGTCAACAGCATTAGTAAAAGCATTAATTATAAAATCTGAAAATTGTGTAAATCGTTCTCTAATTGCATTTCCTACTGATTCAATCATTATTACTACACCTTCTTTGAAAGCTGTGAAAAATTCACCGATAGCTGCAAAACCTTCACCTATTTTATCTTTTGCTACCCATAAATGACCTGCAAGAGTTCCTATAAGCTTTCCTAGTGCAATAATACCAACTAAGATAGCACCCCCAATTAAAAACGGTGCAAAAGGTGCAGCAAGTGCAGTAACAGCAGGTATTATTCCAGCTAAGACAGTACCAAATTTTATAGCAGCAATAGTTTTGAATGAAAATATAAGACCTGCTAAAACTGGTGCTAGAGCTAATATTGCAGGTGCTAATAAAGTAAATCCTATTACTATAGTTTGAACAGGCTTAGGTAGTCCTTTTAAAAATTCTGCTATTTTTGTTACTAAATCTGCAAAAATTTCTAATGCAGGTAATAAAGATTCTGTAAGTGAAAATTTTAAAAAATTAAATTTTTCACCTAATTGTGCAATACTATCATTAAAATCTTCTATTCTGTCTGCAAAATCATCTGTAAAAGCACTATCCAATCCTAATATTGCATCTTTACCCATATTCAAAAGTGGAATCATTTTCATTCCTTGCCCCCCAAATATAGTTTTAGCTAAATCTATCTGCTGAAGAGTAGATCCTGAAGGTAAATTATACAAAGCTTCTGCAACTTCAAAAAGCAAATCATCAATTTCTTTTAACTGCTCTACACCATTATTATTTATGAAGGTAGGACTTATTTCTAATTGCTCTAACGCATCAAAAGCCATGCCCTTACCTCTTGTAAAATCCATCATATTTTCTGCAAAAGTTCCTAATGATTTTGATACTTTTTTAAAATCAACGCCAGCTAAATCTGAAGCCTGTCTTAACTTGTCTATACTGCTAACTGAAATGCCTGTTTGTTCATTTAATTTTCCTAATTCATCTCCTAAAGTTAGCGTATCATTGACTAATTTACCCATGCCAGCAATACCTATAGCAGGTGCTAATGCTTTTAAAGCTCCAAACGCTTGACTGGCCATATTTTTGAGTTTACCCATTGATGTAGCTGCTTTATCAGTAGATGTTTTAAGACCTCCTAAGCTTTTTTGTAAACCTCCTATTTGATTTTGACCTTCTACTTTTGCTTTTATTGTATAAGAGGTAGATAAATCCATTATTTATGATCCTTATTAAATGTTTCTATTATTTTACCTTCTATTACCTGTAAGTCAGCAAGTAATTCTAAAGGTTTTTTTATTTTGTCCTTTTTTAGGTCAAATATCCATTGTATTGCGTTGTAATCTAAACCATATATAACGCCATGACTAATCCTCCATTGTGTCTGTACAGTTAAAAAAATTTCTATAGATAACCAATTAACAGGCAATACTTCAAAAGTCTTAGTTTCTTTTTTTTCTTTAACAGGCTTACCGAATAGGACTGCATCATCTTTATGTGTTTCATCAATTACACGATCTCCACACCAAAACAAAGCAGCCCCTTCTAGTTTTTTACTTTTTGTTTAGATACTTCTTCAAAATATATAGTTACAAGTAAATTAGCTAAACCTGCTATATCTAATACTTGTTTTTTTGTAGCTTTTGTAAAAGGTACAGGTTTATCACCGTCAGTGATACCATCCCAACCTACTAAAATTTCGTCAGCTATTAATAAATCACTAATTTCTGTGCCATCCATAATACCCTTATCAATTTCATTTTTTTTCTGTTGTGCCTGTAAACCAATCTCATTAATCCTAGATTGTGGAATAATTTTAAATACAGCATCAAATGTTTCCTCTTTCTGTGTACCGCCATCAGCAGGTGTTGTAAAAACAATAGGATGCGTAAAAGTTGCTTCTTTTTTTAAAATAAACATAAATTTTATATAATCTCTTCTAGGGTAAACCCTTTTCTACGACTTGACAACTAGGTAAAAGCTAAAGAAAATTCATCATTACCTGCTGCTGTAGGTGTAGCATAGAAAGGTAGATTTAACATAGTAATTCCATCGGATTCTTCATACGTAGGTTGTCCTAAATCAGTTTGTGGACAACTAATATTTACAATATTACCTGCACCACCTGAATGTTGGTATAAGTTACCGCCTGTTGTTGTACCCTCTGCTAGTGAGAAAAAGTTTTTCGCTGAAAGGCTTGGCATTTCCACAACCATAGTACCTGATGGCCTTCTATCTGTAATTAGTGCTTCTTTAGTACCGCCTACAAGTTCTCTGTATATAACTTCATTAGCAAAATCTAGTTCCCATGATTGTAATGCAGCAGCAAAGCCAAAAATTTCAAAACCTGTTGTATTTCCATTTTTAAATATAACTGGTTCTGCTTGATTCGATTTAGTCACTGTCGGTAACGCACTGTCTGTGATTGAAGATTTTATTCCTTGCATTTCAAAATTTATCATAGGTATTTCATTAACAGAACAACTAATTGAAAAGCTACCTCTTGCTCCCAGAATTGCGTGTTTTACACCATCATAGTTAACAAAAAAGGTACAAGAATCCTGAGTAGCTAATGAAGAAGGTGTATAAGTAACGCTTGTAGACGACACAACATTTGAGCTTAAACCGCATGCCTTAAGAACTGAATCATATTTTGGGGCAACACCACTACTCCCAGAACCTACCATATAAACTGAAAAACTTATATTGACTCTAGTGTTACTTAATAAGACGGGGTAGTTTCCGACATATGGCCTTATTGTTTCCTGATTAACTTCATCACTAGCAAGTGGTTCTATTTCTAAATCAACTACTTCTAAGTAATTTGCACTTGCTGAAGGGTTACTTGAACTTCCATAGCTGCTTTCAGACTTGACTAATAAAGATCTTTTTCTATGTAGTTTTGGCATTTACCTAATTATCACTATGTTTATATAATAAACCTTTATAAGAATTATGTAAGTATTAAGTAGTTAGATCGTCAACATTTGTTCTATATCTTATATCATATTCACATTCAATGATGCCACCCGCCTGATCAGCATCTATAAACTGAAAAGTAGTGTTTGATGGTTGTATATCAATAGCATTACCATTTAATGTTAAATCTGCCATTAGTTTAGAATGTAAACTTTCTACAACTGGGTCTGCTGTTTGATGTGGGGTAGAACTTCTAACAACTACACTAATTTTTACTGTAAGTGTGTGATCTAAGACTGGAAGTGATGTTGTTTGTTGTACTACATCATTCTGCGGTTCAATAATAATACTTGGTGTTTCCGCTCTTGTTAATGCTGTTGTACGACTTCTAAAAATACGATCAGATACACCTGTAGTATTTACTAATACTGTTGCAATTCTTGCTAATATTGTTTCTCTTTTAGTAGTCATTATGTTTTCTGTAGGCTGATTCTACAAAATGTACCATCATTTTCTTTTCTTATATCTCTTACTGTATAAGCAACACTATCAACTGTAATACTATCAGTAGCAACTAAAGAACCAAAGTCTGAAGTTTTTGCAAATAATTCATACTCAGTACTAATTATCATATCCCCTGCCAGTATTTGATCGGGTTGCTCTAATACACCTAATCCAGTAGTACTTCCAGCTATACAGGTCACACCAAAATCCCCTAAATAGACATCTTGTGTAGTTGCATCTTCTGTAAAAGGCATTTATTTTTTAGTTTCTGATTTTTTTTGTTTTGTTGGTTGTTTATATTCTTCAGCTTTTCCAATAGTTATTAAAAAATTTGCATCAGTTGTAGAAATATCATAAGTTTTGCCAGCTTCTAAACCAACGCCACTAGCACAAACATTTTTAAGACACTTAATTTTCATAAAAAAAAGGGGGTGTAATACCCCCTATATTAGACTATTTATGTGGTTACGTCTAAGATCGCTGCAAATGACTGAGCATGTCTAACAGCAACATCAAAAGCAACTACACCCTTAACTGATGTTAAGTTTTTAGCGAAATCATCAGAATCTTCACCAACAGTTATTTCAATACCAGATCCAAAGAATCCTAATATTGCCTGTGAGAAGTCACCCATGACTACAGCAGAGCATTCACCGCTTGTACTACCTTTTGTAAGGTTAGAAGGCACTTGGTTTGTCATTGCTAATGGATACCCATTTACATTTAATGGTGTGCCGCCTCTACCAATCGCTGTAAGATCAGTATTAACTAAGAATGCACCATCAGTAGAACTAGATCCACCTGCTCTGAGTTTCTTTAATGCACCAATCACTTTAGCGTTAGTAACGTAAGCGATATTATCAGCATTAACACCAGCGTTATCTTCCATAATCGCTGTTTCTAGATCTACTAGTGCTTCTACTGTGATTGCCGCTCCATTAGTACCCATTGCAACTGAGCCAATACCTGAAGTTTGCATAATACCTGTAGGCTGACCACTTGAACCAGTACCATTAAGGATTCCTAGATCAATTCCAACATTAATTCCATCAGAAATATCTCTACGTACTAATTCCTCGATGCCTGGTGTGGCTTGAATTAGCATATTTCGAGAGTACTTAGATAATGTACCAAGTGTTTTTGGCGACATTTGAATCTGATCAAATGTTGATTCAGCCTGACTTAATGCACCTGTTTCAGATGAAAGATAACCAGTAGATGCAACACCAGATCTTCTAGGGATTGCAACATCACCAACAAGTCCAGAAAGTGTTTGAACACCTAAACCAACCATTACAGTCGAATTTCTAAGTGCTTCAATAAAATCATCAGCCCTTAAATCTGTTGCAACGATATTACCGCCAGTATTTGCAGAGCTAGATACATAAGTTGCTCTTTTTGCCAGTGCAGAAAATGGTACAAATAGTGATCTGCCATTTGTAGATCTTTGAGAATCTTTTGCAATCTGTTCTGAAATTTCTCTGGCAAAACCAGAAGATCTATTAGACCAATCACCAGTAATAAGACCACTTAAACCAGAGGTGATTTTGTAATCTCTAGCAAACTGCTGCTGTTCTTTTGGTGATAACTGCTCTTCAATTGGTTTTGCAGTCTCAACAGGTTTTGCATCTATCCTTTCAAGAATTGCCTGTCTACATTGATCAGCAGATGAACCGTTAGCTATTAACTGTTCTTGCAAATCATTAAAACCACGCTTACTACACATTGAAGTAATGTCTCTTATACGAGTGCGTTCTGCGGAGGCTGCTTTTTTGCTTGCCTCACTACGCACAACTTCTAAATCGAGTTGCTCTTTTTCCATAGTGGATTGTTTTGTTTTTGTATGTTGTACGTCAGATGACGCAGCGTATACACGCTTATCTTCTATCATATCTTGTTTTTTTGCACTAGGCATAGTGTTCTGTTCAACTAATGACCTACCAAAAGTAGCGGTGGGATCTGCTGGCGATGCAACTACACTAATTTCGTGTGGTTGCCAGCGAACCGCGACAAACGCATTATTTCCATCTATTTCTTGTTCTTCCATCTCTAAAATGCGATAACCTACGCTAAGTGAGTTTATAATCTTATCGTCTATATCTCTTTTAACTTCTTGAGCCTTAGAATTTCTACTTAATTCAATTATTGCTCTTCCTTTTTTCTTTTTTTCATCTAAATAAGCATTGCGAACAATACCAATAACTTGATCCATTGAGTGATTCCATAGCACTGGAGCAACTCCACCATTTAAACGATCAAAATCTATAGAACCCCTTTCATGGCTTAGTATTTCAGTGCCAAATGATCTTTCAACAGGAAAAGGACTACTAAATGGAACTTCATAAGTTCTATCCTCAATTTCACTAAATGAAGTTTCACTACTACGTTTTAAAACTTTTGTAACACTTCTTAAAGAATCTATCTTAGTTAATGTGCTGAACTTATGACCTACCTGTACATCAGTAGCTTCAAATTCACCATCAACTTCTCTAAAAACAGTAATTAATGCAGCAGGGTCATCCACTGTACCTGTAACCTCAAATTCAGAATTAGGTATGTTTATTGTTCCATCCTTTTCGATGCGATCTATCACACCTCTAGCAATGCCGCCGCTTGAGTCCCAACGTACTGAATCACCTACTGATAATTCGTCAGGTTCTGCTCTTTTAAATTTTGCCATAGGGTCATTATTTCTTAATTCCTTTATTCTAGCCGATTTTGAATCTGAAAAACTTTTACCTGCTTTCCCGCCCCACGCGGCGGCACTTACACGTCCAGGGCTAGGGTAGCCTTTTTCTCCTGGTCTATAGCCTTCTGCCTCCTGATCTACCGCGTGTCTTGCATGCCATGCGGACATATCAATAACTGTCTTAGGACTTAATTCGTCACCACTTAAAATTTGTGTTGCTCTTCTAGCTGCAACATCTGTACCGCCAGCCCTTCCTTCTTGTTTCCATTTTCTATATTTTCTAGCCTCATCCCTCATCCCTTTTGTTGGCATAAGGTCTATTTCTGTTCCGTTAATAACTGCCACTTGAATCCTCCACTACGTTTTCGGCATCCTCACCACTCGGTTGATCAGTATCACCAAAAGGATCAACTGTATTAAGTGGTTTAAATTGTGATCCACCTGCTTTATTAGTAGAACTTGGATCTGTATCTAGAATAATATTCATATCATCAAGTTTTGCCAGTTCAGTTTGTCTAGTGATTAACAACTCTTCAATATCCCCCCCAG